GTGACAGAGGCCGACCATGAAATACCTCAAGCCCCCAGCGACCGCAGACCTTGGCCAGACCCTGACCCTGAGCGAGTATGCCGACATCATCGACCAAGCCATCGATCAGCCCCCATGGCGCGGCCAGGCCGACATTGAAGCGGATTACGTGGATGGCAACCAACTGGACTCCAAGCTGCTTCAGCGCCTGAAGGCCATCGGCATCCCGCCGGCCAAGGAGAACATCATCGGCCCGGCCATCGCGGCGGTGTGTGGCTACGAGGCCAAGACGCGCACCGACTGGCGCGTGACGCCGGACGGCGATCCTGGTGGCCAGGATGTGGCGGACGCCCTGAACTACCGCATCAACCAGGCCGAGCGGCTCAGCAAGGCTGATGATGCCATGAGCGAAGCCTTCCGGCCTCAGGCCAACGTGGGTCTTGGCTGGGTGGAGGTCGCGCGCGCCAGCGATCCCTTTGCGCACCCGTACCGCTGCCGCGCAGTGCACCGCAACGAGATCTTCTGGGACATGCGCGCCCGTGAAAAGGACCTGAGCGATGCAGCATGGCTGCTGCGCGAGCGCTTCATCAAGAAGCAGCAGGTAGCGGCGGCATTCCCGAAGCACAAAGATCTGATCGCTCAGGCCGATTCCGCCAGCGGCATGGGTGGCTACGGCGGCTACGTGGTGGAGGGCGGTGTATCGACCGGGCTGCAAGCCGGCATGGACACCAGCCGGGCGTGGACGACACGGGAGCAGGCTTGGTACCGGGAGGAATCGGACGAGGTGTGCCTGGTCGAGCTCTGGTATCGGCGTTGGGTCAGCACGGTGGTGCTCAAGATGCGCGGCGGCCGGGTGGTGGAGTTCGACATGGCGAACCCGAACCACCAGGCTGCAGTGGCAGGAGGCCACGGTATTCTGGAGCGTGCAACCGTGGCGCGCGTGCGCCGCAGCTACTGGATGGGCCCGCACTGCCTGTACGACAGTGGGAGCCCGTACCCGCACAGACATTTCCCTTACGTGCCGTTCTGGGGCTACCGCGAGGATATGACCGGCATTCCGTTCGGGCTGGTGCGGGACATGATTTTCCCCCAGGACAACCTGAATTCGACCATCGCCAAGCTGCGCTGGGGCATGGCGGCCACGCGCACGGAGCGCACAAAGGGTGCAGTGGCCATGTCTGATGAACAGTTCCGCCGGCAGATCGCGCGGCCCGATGCGGACATCATCCTCGATGCCGAGCACTTTCGCGCCAACCAGGGAGCGCGCTTCGAGGTCAAACGCGACTTCCAGCTCAACAACCAGCAATTCCAGCTGATGGCAGATAGCCGCGCGGCGCTGGAGCGTGTTTCTGGCGTCACCGCTGCGATGCAGGGCCGGCAGGGGACGGCACGTTCTGGCCTGCAGGAGCAGACGCAGCTGGAGCAGTCTCAAGTATCTATTGCTGACTTGATGGACAACTTCAAGGAGGCGCGCACGCAGGTCGGCGAACTGCTGATGGCCCTCATCATCGAGGACATGGGAAGCGATGAGCAGACCATCGTGATCGAGGGCGATACGCTCAACCCGCCACGCACCGTGTTGATCAACCACCCTGAGGTTGACCCGGAGACGGGCATGCCCTACCTGAGCAACGACGTGCAGCGCACGCGCATCATGGTGGCGTTGGAGGATGTGCCCACGTCCAGCAGCTTCCGCGCCCAGCAACTCAATGCGCTGTCGGAATCCGCCAAGGCCATGCCGCCAGACTTGCAGAAGGTGGTACTCCCGTTCCTGATTGACCTCATGGACCTGCCGCGCAAGAAGCAGGTGGTGGAGGCCATTCGAATGGCCCAGGCTGGAGGGCAGGCCGATCCAGAAGCCATCCGTGAGCAGGTGAAGCATGAACTGATGCACGACCTCAAGGAGCGCGAGCTGGCGGTGAAGGAGCGCGTCGGTGACGCGCAGATCGAAAAGATGGTCCGTGAGGCGGTGCAAGTAGGGGTGCAGTCTGCGTTCTCAGCCATGCAGGCCGCGGCTCAGGTTGCGCAAATGCCCATGATCGCTCCGGTGGCCGACACCATCATGCAGAGGGCCGGCTACCAGAAGCCGAGCTCCGGGGGAGATGACCCAAATTTCCCCACAGCCGAGCAGACCGCGGCCATGAATATCAAGAGCCCTTACATCCAGGGAGTAGGCCCGGAGGTTGTGGAGCCCGCCGCGGCAGAAGTTCGCGAGAACACCAGCCCGACTTTCCCGCCTGTGCCCCAGGAGCCCAGCACTGGACAGCGCGGCATCGAAACCCCAGCAACCGGGGACAACTTGCCCGCCTGAATGCGCCGCCCGGTATAGGGCTGAGTGTTTTCAGGTGCTGCAGTAACACTGTGCTCACCTGCTCGTGAGAGCCGGTCCCTCCCACCGCTGGAGAGTGTGAAGGCCGGGGCTTCGGCCCTGGCCCGATCCTCGAAACGGTGTGCCAACCAACCGCCAGATGGATGTCTGGCATATGGAGCACAAGTGACAACCGAAGCACAGCAACTGCTGGATGCGGCCTTCGCCGGCAAGCTGGACCTGGATGCGGATGCAAGCCAGGCCATTGCCACGACCGCCGAGGACAGCAAAGCAGGTCAACCGACCGAGACCACCCAGCCCGCCGATGCACAGGCATCGGGCGCCGCAGCTCAGGAAGACGAGCACGCAGGCGCTCCGATTGCCAGCAAGTCCGGGGCCTACACGATCCCCTATGAAAAGCTCACCGAGGCACGCCAGCAGCGCGACACCTTGAAGGCCGAAAACGAAGCCTTGAAGAGCCAGGTTGAGCAGTTGACGGCTGCGCAGCAGCAGAACCTCGCCGCGGCCCAGGCTCAAGCGCAGGCCCGTGCGGACGCCGGGCAGGCACCGACTCAGGCAGACGCCAATCTCGCAGCCGCTCAGGCAGCCGTCGAGCAAGGCGAGGATGTGTCCCTGTTTGGGGACTTTTCCGAGGAAGCGCTGGCCAAGGGCATCGCGCAGATGGTTGAGCAGCGCGCTGCGGCGATGGTGGACGCCAAGCTGAAGGAGGCACTGGGCCCGATTCAGCAGCGGGAAGCCAAGACCGCGGTCGAAGCCCATCAACAGGCCATCTTCGCAGCCCACCCGGACGCGGCAGAGATTCACGAATCCGCCGAGTTCAAGACGTGGGTCGGTGGGCAGCCGGGCTATGCCCGCGCCGCCATCGAGCATGCGCTGAGCAATGGAACGACAGAGCAGGTGATCGAGGTGTTCTCGACGTTTAAGGCCACGTCTGGCAAAGGCAATCCCGCCGAATCCGTGACGAAGGCTTTGGCCAAGGCGCAGCAGCAGCCTCCGACGAGCCTGTCGGACCTGCCAGGCGCCGCGGCACCGGGCGCTGGTGATGCGGAGCGGGTCGCCGCTCTGGCCGGCGATCCTGCGGCATTGCTGGACTTCATGGCCGGTTTGAGCCCTGAGAAGCAGAACCGGCTGATGAATAGCGTGGTGTGACAGCCGCGCGCGATTAAGTAACCGGGCCACCTCGTGATGAGGCAGCCCCATCCCATCGAAGGAGGACGATCATGTCCAAGACCAATGTGGGCGCGGGTTCCCCGAACGCCCAGTTCGTGCAAGCTGCCGGCCTGTTCGCGCAGTCCATGCAGCGCAATTCGACGCTCAACCGCATGGTCGGCAAGATGCCTTCCAGCGAGGGCGAGGTGAACCAGGTGCTGCGCAAGCAGACCAGCACCGACATGCCCATCGTGCGGACGGTGGATCTCTCGCGCGGCAAGGGTGACGAGGTGGAATTCCACTTCGTGCAGCCCGTGGGCGCCTACCCGATCATGGGTGGCCGCCAGGCCGAGGGCAAAGGCACGGGCGTGTCGCTGGACAAGGCCCGGGTGCGCGTGAACCAGGCGCGTTTCCCCGTGGACGTGGGTGACACCATGACCGACCTGCGTTCGCCCGTGGACTTCCGCAAGATCGGTCGCCCGATTGCCCAGTCACTGATGGATTCCTACCAGGACCAGTCCATGCTGGTGCACCTGGCCGGCGCCCGCGGCTACCACGACAACATCGAGTGGCGGCTGCCCACGGCCGATCACGCCGATTTTGCGGAGATGGCCATCAACGAGGTGAAGGCGCCTACCAAGAACCGGCACTTCGTCGCTGACGCCACGGCCATCAAGCCCTTCGCGGTGAATGCCGGTGAGGTGGACCTGGCCACGACCGACCTGCTGGACATGGATGTGGTGGACAGCATCCGCACGGTGATCGAGTCCATTGCGCTGCCCCCGCCGGCGATCAAGATCCCGGGCGACAAGGTGGCCGAGGACTCGCCACTGCGCTGCCTGCTGGTGTCGCCGGCCCAGTACCACAGCTTCGCGCAGGACACGAATTTCCGCCAGTTCCAGGCCAACGCCATCGCGCGCGCCTCGAAGGCGGAGAACCACCCCCTGTTCCTGGGCGAAGTGGGCCTTTGGAATGGCGTGCTGATCTGCAAGATGCCCAAGCCGATCCGTTTCTACGCTGGCGACACGATCCGCTACTGCGCGTCGAACACCAGCGAGACGGAATCCACCTGCGTGGTGCCCGCCGGCTTCGGCACGACACACGCCGTGGACCGTGCCCTCCTGCTGGGCGGCCAGGCGCTGGCGCAGGCCTTCGCATCGAGCCGTCACGGCGGCATGCCCTTCTTCTGGAAGGAGAAGAGCTTCGACCACGACGACAAGATGGAACTGCTGATCGGCGCCATCCAGGGCCTGGCCAAGGTTCGCTGGCTGGTGGACCAGGGCGGT